CGAGCCGATCAGCGAACTGAACGAGTTGAGCAGGACGCCCATCGCGGGCGTTGCGTTCGCGATGATCTTCGTCCCGAGGTTCTGGAACGACATCGCGGCGAACGCCGCCTCGTCCTTCATAATCGCGATTTTCGAGATGTCGATCTCGGTTAGTTTCGCGCCCATGCTGACGAGGCGCGCATCGACCTCGGAAATCGCCGACGACCCGCCGGCCAGCAGCGCCTGGATGTCCTTCGCGCCCTTGCCGAAAATCGCCTGCGCCGCCGACGCGCGTTGATACGGGTTTTCGATCGCGGCGATCTTGTCCGCGATCTTCCCGAACGCTTCGTCCGGGCGCATCCGCGCGATCTCGTCGAACTTCAGACCGAGTTGCGAGAACGCCTGCACGGCGGCCTTCTGCCCGCCGACCGCGTTCCCGATTGTCATCGTCATTTTCTGGAGCGCGGTGTTGATCGACTCCACCGACGACCCGGACTGCGTGGCCGCCAGTTGCATGACCGACAGCGACGACGCGCTGATGTTCAACTGGTCGGCCATGTCCTTGAGGTTGTCCGCCGCGTCGATCGCACGCGACGCGAACCCGGCGATCGCCGCGACGCTGAACGCGCCCGCGACGATGCCGCCAACCTTCGCGATTGAACCCGACAGCGCCTGGATTCCGCCGCCGGTGTCCCGGACTTCCTTCTTGACCCGGTCCAACTCGGAGCGCATCTGCGCCGAGTCGGCGGCCATTTTGACGACCAGCGTCCCGATGTCAGCCATTCGACCTCTCCGCGAGCGCCGATAGGGCGCGTCGCATTTCGTCGACCGTTTGCGCGCGCGGCGCGGATTCGCGGCGCGGCATGAAGTCCGACGCCGTCCATGATTTCCGCGTTCCGGGTTTCGGTCCCGCGGTGTTCGCGGTCGCGGCGCAGATCATCCCGGCGCGCCAGTTGTCGACCTCATAACCCCAGGGTTCGAGTTCGAAGAACGCGAGCCATTCGGTGAACTCGGCGGATGTCATCCGCTCCCGCAATTCACCGACCGGCACACCGAACCGAAGCGCGAGCCGGAACCACATCAGGGCCTCCGGCTCGCGTGTCAGTTTCCCCGCGCGCCCTCGACGGCATCCGGGCCGAGGCCCGACGCCTCCAGGATCGCGAGCGCCAGTTTCCCGAGCGCGACGCCGTCGACATTCGCCAGGTCGTCCGCGTTCGGAAACATCCGCACGCCGTCCTCGTTGCACACGCCGAGCGCGGCGATGCGGTAGTCCGCCAACGGTTCGCCGCCGTCGGTGGCCGCCTTCATCCACCCCTGCAACTCCACGCGTTCGGCGCCGGTGAGGCCGCGGATGTGAACGACCTCGCCGGCGACCTCCACCGTTCGGATCGTCGCCCGCGACAACGCCGCGAGGATGGCCGCGCGACGAACATCGTTCGCCGGCATTACGGAGTCACCGTGCAGACCGCGGTCGCCTGGAGCGTGACCGTCGCGACGATCTCGGCGCCCTCGGAGGTCAACTCGTCGACCCCGTACTTCGACACAAACGCGGTGATCGCGGTCAGTTCGGCGCCGGCATCCGGCAGCACGATCTGGTAGTTCCGCACCGTCTTGCTGTTGAAGTCGGTTCGGAAGGCCTGATGCGCCGCATCGGCGCTGTCGAACAGCAGTTTCAGTTCGACCGTCTGCGCGTTCATCGGGCCGGCGAGCACGACCGGGTATTCCTGCCCCATGACGCGGGTCTCGACCACGCTGCGCTCGAACACCGGCGGCGTGATCGAGATTACCTGCGCGATCGTGGCGAACACCTCGGTCGGCGTCGCACCGTCGCCCTTCTTGAACAGCGAACCGTTGGAAAGATAGGAAGCCATGACATTACTCCAGGGATGATGCCGCCACGCGGCGGCGGGTTATCGGTGAACGAACTCGAAATCTTGGATCACGACGCGCATGGTCCGGTCGCCGTCGGCGTTGGCCTGTTCCTGCTTCGACACCATGCGCGCGCGCAGCACGGTGACGCCGGCGACGGTACCGGTCCAACCGTCCAGCCCGGCCTCGATCGCCGCGGCCACCGGCGCGACCTGCGCCATCGTGTCGCCGACGGTTTCGATGCGGAGCACGGCGCTGAACATCGTCGCGGTGCCGGCGATCGTGCGCGCCATCGGCGAGCCGGAGGTGCGCGAAATCGCGACGGCCGGCAGCGTCGGCTCCTGGACGATGATCTCGCGGAACACCCGATCGCCGGCGCCGGTAGCAAGCGCCTTCACGCGCGCGATGATCGCGTTCTCGATGCTCATCGGTCGACCGTCCGATCGGTGTCGGCGTCGCGCCGTTTCGCGCGGCGTTCGATTCGCCGCATCCCCTCGGCCATGATGCGGCGGAATTCGGGAATCACGCCCGCGCGCGTCGCGTTCCACGCCGGCCCGAACCACGGCCGCGCGGCCACGGCACCCGCGGACGATCCACCGGCGCCGGCGCTACGGTTGCCCTTCCGCAGCCACCCGGTCTTGCGGTGGCCGATGCGGTGGCCGAACTCGATCAGGTGCCCGTAGAAAATGCCCTTCCGCTTCCGCCCGTAGTAGAGGTTATGCACCGCGACACCCTTCCGGGATTTCTTCCGCGGCCCGACCTGAACGGCCGCGACCTCGTTCCCCTTCGGACGAACCGTCACGATCCGCACGGATTCGGCGAGGGCGCCGGATTTCGCAATCGACGCGGCGTTCGCCGTCGCGCGCTTTTCCAACTGGATCAGCGACCGGCGCGTCGCGCGCGTGAGCAGGCGGGCGCCGGCGATCGCGTCGAGTTCCACCAGCCGCGATTCGATTTCCTTCAGGCCGTCGACCCGAATGTCGGTCACGATCGCCATCAGCCGAACCGCTCCTGCGTGAGCAACTGGATTTCGATGTTTTCGGCGTCGCGGTCGATCACCTGCTTGATGTCGAACAACCGCGACCCGTACCGAATGCGATCCTTCGGCGTGATGCTCACGCCGGGAATTCCGCGGAGCACGATCCGCGTCGACACATCCGCCTGGATGTGCGCGGCGGCGAAGTACTCCCGGCCCGACAGCGGCTCTATGCCGGCCCACGCGGTCGCCAGCGCCGCCCATGTCGGCACCTGGTCCCCATAGGCGTCGGTGCCGTCGGTCGCCCGCTCGACGACCACGCGATGCCGTAGACGGCCGGCGCGCATCAGATGAAGCGCCGATAGGGCGCGAGCAACGCGTCGACCGCGAACGGCAGCGCGACCGCGGAACCGCCCGACTGAACGGCCTCGCGGTGCTCGTGGAAATGCCCGACGAGAACCCGCATCGCCTGGAGGATCGACTGCGGCACCATTTCCGGGCCGCCGAAGCCGGCGACGAATTCGATCTGAACCGCGGCGAGCCGATCCTTCGAAATCGGCCAGGTGTAGCCGTCGCGCGGACGGAGGCGCGGAGGTAGCGAGTAGAGGTCGGCCTCCCATTCGGACGACGACCATTCGACCAACGCGCCGGCGTCGTTGTAGTACCGGACCGCGGTCACGGATTGCACCGGCTCGCGCGGCAGCGTGATCATTTCGCCCGGCGGGAAATCGTCGAGCGTCATGGTGTAACCGGTTGTGCATAGCGCCAAGCCGGTGATCGTTTCGATATGCTGGCGAGCGGCGAGAATGAAACTCGCGATCACCGCGTCCTCGTCGAAATGATCGACGCGTAAATGTGCGCGCGCCGCGCCAAGCGACAGCGGCTCGGCCGTCGGCTGCGTGGTAACGCGGATTGCGGTCCTCATCACTTGTTCTCGGGCGCGGCCTTGCGCGCCTTGTTGCCGGCCGGCTTGGCCGCCTTCGCGCCACCGTCGGCGCCGGCCGCCCACCCCTCGCCGATCGCCAGTTCGGCGCAATCGTCCGGCACATCGACCGTTTCGCCGGCGGTGTATTGGACGACCTGCGTTCCGCCGTGTGCATAGGCAAACGACTTCAGGACTTCGATTCGCATGGTGACTCCAGAAAAGGAAAGGGGCGCCCGAAGGCGCCCCTTTCAGATCGACCGGATGGAATCCGATCAGGTCGTCGCGAAGCGCACGACCTTAATCGCCTCGCTGTCCAGCAACATTCCGCCGACGCGCTTCGTGGTGTAGAAGCCGACATAAGGCTTGTTGGTGAACGGGTCGCGCAGGGTCGACACGCCGACGCGATCCACGACGCAGTAGCCGGCGCGGAAATTGCCGAACGCGATCGCGAGCGCGTTCGCCGCCTTCGCCGGCATATCCTCCGACTCGTACACCGGATACCCGAGCAGCGTGCTCGGCTGACCGGCAACGAGGCCGGGCTGCCAGATGTACGCGTTCGTCGTGGATTCCTTGAACGCGCGGATCTCGCCGAGCAGCGCCTTGTTGGTCATCCACACCGCGCCGGCACGATGGCCCGCCTTCAACTTGTACACGGTCGTGAGCAGGACATCGCCCTTGTTCGAAGCGGCGAAATCGCCGGCGATGCCGGTCGGGATGTGCTCAAGCACCGCATCCGCGCGCGCACCGTCCGCGGTGGCCGCGGTCGTGTAGTTCAGGAAGCCCTTCGGCTTGTTCACACCGTCGCCGGTAGTGAATGCCACACCTTCCTGCTTCGCGAACTCGGTCGACACGGACCCGGCGAGCCACCCGTCGACATCGAAGAACAGGTCGTCCAGCGATTGCTGAGTGACCTGCGGGTTCGCGTAGATCTCGCCCATGAACGCGGCGCGCTCGGCGAGTTGCGGCGTGTTGGTCGCGGTACGCGCGGCCGTTTCACCGACCCACCCGGACGCGGTGCCTCGGATGTCGATCAAGCGCTTGTAATCGCTGGTCGACACCGTCGCCACCGTGGACAGGGAGCGGATCGGCGAAAGGTCGATAAGGCGCGCCTGGATGGTGGCGTCGATCGACTCGGGCAGCGCGAACCCGCCGTCGGCGTTCACGCCGACCTGGACCGCCTTCCGCTCGATGTCACGCAGGCCGGCGTCGTGGCCCTTCCGCATGAACGCGCCGAAGGCCTTCTTGTGCTCGGCCTTCGCCGGGTCGATGTCGCCACCGGCGCCGACTGCCATCCGGCCGATCTTCGTCGCGGCGGCCTCGGCGGCCGCCTTCGCAGCGTCGGCCGCGGCGAGCGCGTTGTTCGCCTTCTCCATGATCTCACGCCGCTCGGATTCCGAGCGGGCCTTGCTGTCGCGGTCTGCGGCCTGGAAATCTACCCAGGACTTCGCGAGGCCT